CAACCTTTAACCAAGTTGTTAGCGCCCCCACTTGGACGGGAGAGGACAATGCTGTCGTGTTTCCTTGCCCCAAGGGACCATACAGGTTGTACCCCCACGTCCACAGTGTACCGTCTGTTTTAACTGCCGCTGAGTGATAACTCCCTGCTGAAATATCAGCCCATGTTGTCAAAGAACCAATCTGCACAGGTGATGATCGACTTGTGGTGTTTCCATGACCTAATCGTCCATTAGCACCACGCCCCCAAGAAAACATGGCTCCGCTATCAAGAAGTGCTAGGACATGTTCTCCTCTATGGCTAACGGATTTCCATGTAGTACCTGAGCCTACCTGTGCGGGGGACGATGTAGTGGTGGTATTGCCTGTACCTGATTGACCGTGCGCGTTCCACCCCCATGACCATAGGGTTCCGTCTGTCTTAACGGCGACCCAGTTAGCATAACCTCCCGCAGCACTTTCCCAATTAGTTAATGCTCCTACTTGCACAGGGGAAGACAACACTGTTGTGTTTCCCTGTCCTAGTTGACCAAGAGAATTTGGTCCCCACGTCCATAATGTTCCGTTTGTTTTAATACCAGCAGTGCCGCTTTGTGTTCCTGCTCCAGTGACCCTGACCCAGTCACTTAATGCGCCCACTTGTACGGGGGAGGATACATTTGAAGCACTCCCCGTTCCTAAGCGTCCGAGCGACCCTGCGCCCCAAACATATAGAGTTCCCTCGTTCTTAACGGCTAACGAACCGTACGGTGCTCCGTAAACCAGCGACCAGTCGGCAGTCGAGCCAACAACGGTAGGCTCAGACAAATTTGCTGTATCGCCTTGTCCTAATCGCCCTTGCCCGCCACTTCCCCATACCCATAAACTGCCCGGCCCGCCGCCCGTGCTTACGCCAGCAGCAGCCATCATAAGTTTTCTAGAATTTGACATATTATGCGCTTGCCGTGCTTGCAATCATACCGTGCCAGATTGTGCCGCCATCAATAGTTATAAATACCAGTAAATCTGTACCGGATGCAGTTAAAGTTGGCGCAGTTGCAGCAGGCCAATCAACAGTACCGGGCCAGTTTACCGTTTGTGAACCGCCGTTAACTAGCACAAGAGTAAAGGCGCACGCCTCATCTGAAGCTGTTGGGTTCGAGAACACAAAGGTATTAGTTGAGGCGGAAACGGTGGCGCTTGCACTATTACCATTTGCAAGATTAACCGTTCTAGTTCCACCTGCACTGCCCAAGGCTTGTGTTACCTCGCCATAATCCTTCAGATTAACTCTGCTGACAACATTGTCCGCGCCAGATAGTTCTCCACCTAAACCCAAGGTGGTCACACTAGCCGCCGCAGGACTTCCACTCCCCAAGATTCCGTCTAAAGTTCCTGTAAATCCCGTGGCTGTAATCTGATCTGTAGCAGTAATGGCGTCTACAAAAAGGTTAGCCCAGCGGACGCCCGTTGTTCCAAGGTCGTCCGTGCTGTCAGTATCGCTAACTACATCATCACCGTGAGTAGTTACGCCAGTAATGGTTAGAGCACCATTAAATGTAAATGCGCCAAGTTCATGAACCACAGCTCCCGAGCCGAGGCCGTCTGCAAAAATCATTTTTGTTTGCCCCGCAGCTATAACCACATTTGCCCCGGAGCCTTGTGTAAAGGTTAGTGCGGCGCTTGTAGCGTTCTCCATTACCCACATTTTTGAGCTTGTATTGGGCAACAAGGTTATTGTGCAGGCTTGACCACCACCCGTCAGCTTTAGGTACATGCTCCGGTCCGCATCGGAAACACCATCAGCAATCGTGATGTTGTCGGTGCTAGCATTAGCAATTGCTCTAGTGCCGTAGCCGAGCGCTTGGCCCACAAGCTCAAGGTTTACGTTGGTTTTTGTTCCCCACGTTCCTGAGTTTGCGCCACTTTCCATTTCCTCCAAGCGGAGGTTGTTCACATATGTGCTTACCATTTTGTGTCCTTACGCTGCTATTTCGGTCCACTCGGGGGTTTGATTAGGTGTTGTCCCTGCCCAAGACGGATTTTGGTCAGGGTTTATTTCGCTCCAAACTAACACGTTACCGGTAACACCGGTGCCTGCCAAGCCCGTGACGGGCACATCTGCTGCCGCAGTTACCGTTACTGAGCTTAAACCCCCGGTGGCTGCCAAGCCGGTTACGGAAAGCGTGTTGTTGGAAACAGGTAATACCGTGCCAACAACACCGGTTCCTGCCGGGCCCGTTACGGCCACATTTGCTACCGCAGTTACCGTTACTGAGCTTAAACCCCCGGTGCCTGCCAAGCCCGTGACGGCCACATCTGCTGCCGCAGTTGCCGTTACTGAGCCTAAACCCCCGGTGCCTGCCAAGCCGGTTACCGGTACGGGAAAGCCTGTACTCCACGCGCCTTCATTCCACGTACCGCGACCCCAACCGTTTATGTTCGCCACGGGACCGGTTCCTTAACTAAGCGATGCGGATGATTGCGTTGCTGGCATCTGCTGCTGGAAACTGAATAGTAAAAGCGCCCGCTGTGGATGTTTTGTCCCCGCCAAAGGCCAAAACCACCACCGCGGGGTCCCCCGACGCGCTGTCGTTGTAAATCAACGCTCCGTTTGCGGTAACCGTGGCATTGGCAAAGGTTAGGTCTGCAAAGTCCCCAAAAGCCGTCGTTCCGCTTGTAACGGGTGTTACCGAAGTAAGCGCCGCTCCCGCCGCCGTGTAGTTTGTACCGCTAGCCTCGTTTGTAGACGAGTACGCGGTCGTGGCGGCAGACAACGTAGCTGAACTGGTGTAAAGGGCTAGCTTAAACGTGTTACCGGAGGAAGCGGTGAAATTATGCGTGCCCGTCATCAATTCTTTTTTGAACGAGGTACACATGGCCTGAGTAATTGCCATTATAGTCTCCTTATAGCGTCGGCCAATTTTGGGTGGCCTGCGTTGCACAAAGCGTTGTACGTTGTAATCCTATCACTTTTTATAGCTTCTCGCATATAGAAAGCCACCACCTTTTCCATATGGTGCTGGAAAGCATGGGCTTGATCGCGAAGAGCAGGATGAGCCGTATCCGAAACAGATATGAGTTTTTCCACACACCGTTCCGCCACCTCGTCCGGGGTAAAGCCCCTGTGTTCCGTTGTTTTAACGGTAACCATAGGTTCTTCTGGGATATCTAGCTTAAGTTCAAGCATTAAACCTTATCCCGTGAGATAAGACCGGTGCGATACGCATCCGTGTCTTCTATAGATTCCCCGTAGTTTTTAAGCTGGCCAAAGCTGTTCACAAACTGCTGGGTGTAGTTCTGGATAATGTCCGGTTCGCCCTTCATAAACGTATACGCTTCTACAAGGCTGCCGTACAGAAGGGTTACTGGGGCATTCTCGCTTAACCACGTGGTTCCCGTGGTTGCCTGCGCCGTTAGGCTAGGTGGTCGATAAAGGTAATGTACTTCAGCGGTGTAGGCTGCATCCGGCGTAGGGGCCAAGATAAAATTGTTTACGTCGAAGTAACCGTAATACTTAGGGAGCCCCGTTGTGCTGGAGTTAGGGCTGTACGACTGTAGGAAGTTAACGTCCTTGTAAAGAAGGAACTCTTTGTTCGACCCGTTCAAAATTGATAAGGAATACGGAGCCAAAAAATCAGAGGGGGCCGCCAAATATTGGTTCCCCGAACTGGTTGTCCCCGTAGCATTTCTCCTAAAAACAGTAAGCTGTACCCCCTTAAGGATACGCTCTTCGGTGTTTTTGATAAAGTTATCAAGATTGTTAACGAAGGTCGTTTCGTCATTCTCCGTGTAATCTTGTATGGCTTGTTTTAATTCAGCATATGTGTAGGTCATTCTGTCACCACTAGCACAAAGCCCACGTTAGAAACGAGGTGCGTATCAATGCCCCTGTCGGGAAAACCGCCCCCTCCCACGGGAACCACCAAGGGCTCTACCCTGTCCGGGCGGGCGTTTCTAAGCGCCTGCGGGTCCGAAACCGCGCGGAGCGGCCTTAGCTGCGGGTGCTTTGGTTCATACTCGTCCGGTCCGACCCTAAGACCGTTCCACTCCTCGCGCATATCGCGGTAGCGGTAGCGTTGCCCGGAGCGATCCGAGATGGCGTAGGAGTTTTTACCTGTTGCAAACTTGGCCATCTCCGCCCCTATCTATACGCAA